TGATGATATGCCTTTGCTGGTCCGTACGTGGTGGAAAATAAAAGAACTCTCTCTAGTCCCAATCGGCGCGGATGAAGCTGCTAAACTTAAACGCGAATACCAATCAAAATTTTCTGAACCGCAGTTAAAAGAAAAATTAGATGAAGCTGTTAATCAAATAAAAGAATTAAAATCTCAAATAAAAGGAGGCTATAACATGCCCGAACCAACAAAGACAGACAAAACCGCCGATGAAATCAAATTGGAATTAATCAATTCCATTGATGAGGCTGCGGAAAATTTCGGCGAAGCCGGTCAAAAACTTGCCAACGATTATAGAAAACAGATCCGCGAAGGCAAAGACGTTTCCATTAAAGATTTCTACAAAGCCGCAACAGATTTAATTATGAAATCCGGCGGCGCACACAACAAACCGATTACTAGCATTGGCATGAACGCAAACGAAATAAAAATGTTTTCGCCCTCGCGTGCTGTTAGTGCAATCATGCAAGGTAAACGTTCCGGTTTTGAATTTGAAATTAATCAAGAGCTTGAAAAAAGAACCGGCTTAAATTCAAGTGAACGTTCAATTCTTATTCCTAATGATATTCAAACATCCGGGCTGCGGGAAGTTGCCGGTTTAAATTTGCGCGCTCATAGTACAACCGCAACCGAAGGAGGCGAATTTATTACGGACCAATATTTTGGAAATCTTTTGAAGGAAGTTATCCGCAATAAAACAGTCCTTGGTCAACTTGGTTGTACAGTAATAACCGGGTTAAAAGGAAAATTTCAGCTTCCTAAAATTGTCTCCGGCTTAACAACTTATTCTGTTGCCGAAAATCAAGAAGCAACAACTTCTTATATCGTTACCGATCTTGAAGAAGTTAGTTCAAAACGTTTAAGCGGTAACACTGAATACGGACGCGAGTTGTTCTTGAAGACAGACGATTCACTTCCGGCTTTTGATCAAATCTTGATGAAAGAACTTTACGATTCCATGAATGTTAAGCTTGATCTGCTTGGCATAAACGGCACCGGCTTAAGTAACGAGCCAACCGGTCTGTTAAATCAAAGCAACATTATAGCTCCTTCGCTTTCCGAAGTTAATCAAAGAAGAATTGTAAACTTCAAACGCAAGGTTGCTAAACAGAACGGTTTGAAAGATAATATGAAATGGTTGAACTCCGTTGATGTTGAATGTCTGCTTGAAACAACAAGGATGTTCCCGGATACTGCAGACAGCCGCACACTATACCAGGATGGTAAAATAATCGGTTACGAATCTATCTCTTCTAATCAAGTACCGGACGCTTTTAATATCTACGGTAATTGGCCCGAGTTTTACATCCTTAACTGGGGCGTTGAAGAATTGATTGTGGCAGATCAACCGCAGCACAAAAAATGGATGGTTGAAGTTTCTCTGCACAGATTGGCAAACTTCTTCTTGCGCTCGCCCGAATCATTTGCAATCGCAGATGATGTCCCCGTTGCTGTGTGGGATGATCTTGATGCCTAATTAAAATGTATTTGCCGGGGCGGTTTATAGCCGCTCCGCTTAATTAAAAATTATATAAAAAAAAGAGGAATAAGATGCAAAAGCCAAGAATAACACCGTGGAATGAAGACAAAAAAAACATTCCCGAAGAAATGATTGTTGCGCGCCGGGTGCGTTTAGCCGAGCCGAATAAACCGGCTAAAGTATATGTACCGGGCGATAAAATATTTTTAACCGGGCATTCAAAAAAAGATTCTTATTTCCGCAATATAATTTTTTACCCGGAAGATTACGAGAAAGTAAAAAAGTACGAAGCGGAAACCAAGCAGAAATACGCTGAGGGTGCAGAAGTAACAAAAGAATCCATTGTAAAAGCGAACGCTGCTGTAAAAGCGAAATAAATTTTTAATAATAAAAAGGAGATACAACCTTGAAAACACTCAAATCAATAATCGCGTTGTTATTTGTGCTTATTGTTTTTCTTAAACCGCTGCAAGCGCAATCAACATTTACATCCTTCCCCATATTAGAGCGGAACAATGGAATGCTAATCCGGTTTGATAATCTTGCCGTTGATTCAAATAAGACGGTATGGACTCAGACCATAGACGCAACCCATTATGATAATGCAATCCGGTATTACACATATACTTCCGGTACGGATACAGCATACAGAACCAACACCACAACTGTTGATACCGGGGATGTTAGCGCAAGCTCTGTTGTTAAGGATACACTTTATTCATTAAGAACATTTACAATTTCGGATTTGCCTTCCTATGGGTTCAAAGTTACAAGTGCGCTCGGCACACCAAACTTAACTATTAGAAGATATGTCTGTTATGGCAACCCAACTGTTAATGCAAATTGGATTGCCGATGATGTTGTGGTTACAATTACGGATACAGCGGCAGTTAAAGGCACATGGGGTACATCCAATACAAAAGCCCCGTATGAAAAATACAGTATTACAAATGCACCAACCGGCAGACCGGGTACTCTTGCGGGTGGAATCTATTTGCATAGGAAAGATTGATGATCCAAGAAACAGAAATATTTTTTAACACAAATGATTTTGCAGAAGCCGCCGTTCTTACGCCGGATGGCGGCGCTGCCGTAAACTGTGCTGTTCTTTTTAACAATGCTAACGCTCCTATTCAAACCGGGGATGTAACAACAATAAACGATAACCCCACGGCGGAAATTCAATCATCCGTTATTGGGGCAACAAAAAAAGGAACGTTAAAAATTACACGCACAAATGTAACGTGGTATATAATTGATGTGGGTCCAGATGTGGACGGAATTGTTCTGTTAACACTAAGCAGAAACGCAAAGAGATAATAAAATGGCTAAACCAACCGCAGTTGATGAACAAATTTTAGATGCGATGAAAACACGCTTCAACGCAATCACTGCAGGAAGCGATTACAACTATACATACGCAAATAAAGTTTACAAAAAATCTCAATCACCAATTGATGAAGGCGTTAACATTTCCAAGGGTGAAGAAAACATTGAGCAGTTGGAAAGCTCTCTTTCATTGCACCATTGCACAATGTTGATAAATATTGATCTGGTTGATATTAACGCAGATGTTGATAAAGTGCCGCTGATGGAAGCGGATATTCTCAAATCTGTTGGAACGGATATTACTTGGAGCGGACTCGCATTTAACACAAAACATATTTCAAGTGAGGATAACCCGCAAGATCAACAAGGTAACGCAATAGCATACAGAAGAATAACGCTCGAAGTTCAGTACAGGAAAAATGCTTTCAATAGGTAGCGATCGGTTACAAACCGATCCACAAAAAGAAGAGGTACACAATGGCAAAGAACGTTAAGCTGGATAACACAATTACAACAACGCGCCCGGATTTAAATATAAATTTTGCGCCGATTGGCAAGCCCGGAAGCTTTGTTGTTAAAAACGGATTAGCCGTTCCCAACCTTAAAGATGAGGCAACCGAAAAGAGGGAAACCAAACGCTTGAAGGAAGAACAGCCTAAACCTTCCGAACAAAAATTAGAAGGATAAAAAAAGAGGTACATCATGGAATTACCATATAGCTTAATGCTTGCAAAAATTGAAGAAGAATACGGCGTTGAAGAAACGCCTTCCGAATCCACGGATGTGATAACCGTTCACGGCGATATAAAATTTGAGATGGTTACTAAAGCCGCAGAACGAAACATCCCCATGGCGCACATGGGGCAGCTTGCACCGCTAATTATTGGGGAGGCTTACAAAATTAGCGGGTTAAAAATACCAATCAAAACTTCCGGCGCTGCCGGCACAGCTCCACGCATTGGCAGACTGTTGCGCGCTGCGGGTTGTACGGAAGTTATCTCCGCCGGTGTTAGCACTACTTACACTCCTCACTCATCCTTGCTTACTGAATCTTTAACACTTAACATTTGGGTTGGCGTAACACAACATAAGATGCTTGGCTGTATAGTATCATCGTTCAAACTTCCGCTTGTTGCCGGTGAAAGAATGGAAGCCGATGTTGAATTGATTGGTCTCTACGGCGGGGCAATTGCAGACAGCACTTACCCAACACCAACGCACGCCGGAACGGAGGCAGTTTGGAACTCAGCTAATTTTAAATTTAACTCCATTACAGATTTGGTTGTTAGTAAACTTGATATTGATTTTGGCATTGAGCACGCGATGCGCAAAGATGCCAACGCTGCAACCGGAATTAACCGGTACTACGTGAAGAACAGAATTCCAAAAGTTTCTTTTGATCCCGAAAAAGTTGAACTGAGTACACTCAATCCGTTTACGCTCCACACTGCGCAAACCGAATGCGACCTGGAAACCAAGCCCACCGCCGGAGCGGGACAT